GTCGACGGCGAGTTGGACAGGATATGGCGGGAGGGCGTGCTGAAGGGGATGAACCCGGAGGTGGACGCCAAGCGGATCAGCCGCGTGGATGGGTGCCGCCGTGCGATCGAAGCGCCTCGTGGCCACGCCAAGAGCACGACCTTCACTTTCAAGGACGACCTGCACGCCGCCGTCTACGGCTACAAGCACTACATCATCATCCTCTCTGACAGCTCGGAACAGGCCGAGGGCTTCCTCGTCGACATCAAGACGGAGCTGGAGGAGAACGCTGCCCTGAAGGAAGACTTCGGCGAGCTGGAAGGCAAGGTCTGGAAGTCCTCTGTCATCCTGCTGGCCAACGGCGTCAAGATTGAGGCAATCGGCTCGGGCAAGAAGATCCGTGGCCGACGTCACAAGCAGTGGCGTCCCGACCTTATCGTCTGCGACGATCTGGAGAACGACGAGAACGTCAACACGCCGGAGCAACGCAAGAAGCTCCGCGACTGGTTCTATAAGGCGGTCTCCAAGGCGGGCGACACCTACACCGACATCGTTTACATCGGCACGCTGCTCCACTTCGATGCGCTGCTGGCCAACGTAGCGAAGAACCCGAGCTATAAGTCGGTGCGCTATCAGGGCGTCATCAGCTTCGCCACCAACGGCGAGCTGTGGGACGCATGGGAATCCATCTTCACCGATCTCTCCAACGACAACCGACAGGAGGATGCACTGGAGTTCTTCCAAGCGAACCGCGAGGCGATGCTGGAGGGCACGGCGGTCTTATGGGAGGAGAAGCTCTCCTACTACGACCTCATGGTCATCCGCATCTCCGAGGGTGAGGCGTCCTTCAACAGCGAGATCCAGAATGACCCCATCGACCCGGAGAACTGTACCTTCCAAGAAGAGTGGTTTGACTTTTGGGACGACGAGGGCAAGGTGCAGCCGGACTTCTCCGACCCGAAGTTCCTCTTTATCGGCGCGAACGACCCGTCACTGGGCAAGAACAAGAAGTCGGACACCAGCTCCATCATCGCGCTGGCGAAGGACACGCAGACGGGCTACCTCTACGTCGTGATCGCGGACATCGCCAAGCGCAAGCCGGATCAGATTATCGAGGACGCCCTCGATGCGAGCCGACGCCTCCAGCGGGAGTACAAGCGGCCCTACTACAAGTTCGGCGTGGAGACGGTGCAGTTCCAGTATTACTTCGCCGAGATCATGCGGCAGCGTGCGGCGGCGGTCGGCGAGTACCTCCCCATCGAGGAGATCAACAGCACGCAGAACAAGGACGCCCGCATTCAGTCCCTGCAGCCGTTCGTGAAGAATGGCTACATCAAATTCAGCAAGAAACACAAGACCCTGTTAAAGCAGATGACCGAGTACCCGATGGGCAAGAACGACGACGCGCCGGACGGCCTTCAGATGGCGGTCAAGCTGGCGCTGGACGTCAAGACCGGGCGCAGGGTCGACTACAGAAGCGTCATCGCCCGCGCCCTCGACTTCCGGCGCGGAGCCTACTAAGGAGGTGAGGCACATGATCATCCAAGAGAACACGATCATCCACGGCGACAGCCTCACCGTGCTCCGTCAGATGGAGCCGGAGAGCGTCGACGCGATCATCACAGACCCGCCCTACGGCATCAACTACGTCTCTCAGACGGGCGCGTCCATCAAGAACGACAAGAGCCCCTTCATTTGGTTCCTCTACGACGCCTTCCGCGTGCTCAAGTCCGGCGAGTCCGGGCACGGCGGCCTGATCTGCTTTACCCGCTGGGACGTGGAGCAGACCTTCATCGACGCGATGAAGATCGCGGGCTTCAACGTCAAGAGCGAGGTCATTTGGGATAAGGTCTACCACAGCATGGGCGACACCAAGGCGGCGTTTGCCCCGTCGCATGAGAACATCGTCTTCGCGGTCAAGGGCAAGTACAGCTTCCCCGGCAGCCGTCCGAAAGACCTTGTCACCTTCCCGAAGATCAACAGCTCCAAGATGGTGCATCCCACCGAGAAGCCCGTGGGCCTGTTGGCAAACCTCATCTCCTCGGTCACAAAACCGGGCGACCTCATCCTCGACCCCTTTGCCGGGAGCGGCTCCACGCTGGTCGCGGCGAAGAAGACGGGACGGCGCTTCATCGGCATCGAGCTGGATGACGAATACTTCTCCACCGCCCAGCGGCGCATCGAGGAGGTGCGGGAATGAACCGACTCAAGCAGTTTGTCACCCGGCTCAGACGCCCGGACACGCGGGAGGTCGCCGTAGCGCAGGTCTCCGACAAGTACAGCGAGTACCCCAGCAACGGCCTGACGCCTGTCAAGCTGGCGGAGATCTTCCGCGAGGCCGACGCGGGCGACGTGCTTCGGCAGATGGAGCTCTTTGAGGAGATGGAGGAGAAAGACCCGCATCTGTTCAGTCAGCTCCAGACGCGCAAGAATGCCGTCACGGGCCTTGACTTCGAGGTGATCCCATTCGGCGACGAACCGCTGGACAAGGAGATCGCCGACTTCATCGAAGAGCAGCTCAACGGCATCGAGAGCTTCGAGGACGTGGAGAACGACCTGCTCGACGCGATCGGCAAGGGCTTCGCCGTCTCCGAGATCCTGTGGGGCTATGACGAAGGGCACGTCGTGGTGCAGGACATCAAGACGCGGCATCAGAAGCGTTTCTTTTGGGACACGCTGGACGACTCGTTCAAGGTGCGGACGAAGGACGCGCCGGAGGGCATCCTGCTCCCGGCGAACAAGTTCATCGTCCACAAGTACAAAGCCCGCAGCGGCCACACCTCCCGGGCTGGCATCCTCCGCGTCGTGGCGTGGATGTATCTCTTCAAGAACTACGACCTGAAGGACTGGGCCAGCTTCGCCGAGATCTACGGTCTGCCGCTCCGGCTGGGCAAGTACGCACCGGGAGCGAGCGACAGCGACAAGGCGGCGCTCATGCGAGCCCTCATCCAGATCGGCTCCGACGCGGCGGGCATCATCCCGGACGGCACGAGCATCGACTTCATCACCACGGAGAAGACCTCCAGTTCTGACCTCTATGAGCGGCTGGCCCGCTACTGCGACGAGCAGATCTCCAAGGCGATCCTCGGCCAGACGCTGACCTCCGACTCGGGCGGCGGCAGCTACGCGCAGAGCAAGACGCACAACGACGTCCGGCACGATCTCACCGTCGCCGACTGCAAGGCGCTGGCGTCCACCCTCCGGCGCGACCTCATCCGCCCGCTGTGCATCTTCAACTTCGGCGAGGACAAGCGCATCCCCTACATCCGCTTCGACTGTGAGGAGTCCGAGGACTTGACGCAGACGGCGACCATCCTCGGCACGCTCATTGAAAAGGTCGGGCTTCGGGTGCCCACGAGCTTCGTCTACAAGAAGTTCTCCATCCCTGAGCCGGAGGAGGGCGAGGAGATCGCAAAGCCCACCTACGGGGGCGGCATGGGCGGCGTGCTGCCGTTCAAGAGCGACGCGCTGCTCTCCCTCAAGGCGGGAGCCGACGCACCGATCGGCACGCAGCAGCACATCGACAGGCTCGCCGCCGCAGCGCTCCGCAAGGGCGCGGGCCATTTTGCCAACACTTCCATTTGGGAGGGCAATGTGGCTATCGCGGGCCACAATCGTGGCGTCAACAATCACTTTGGAAAAATTCACACCCTTGACATTGGGGACACCATCAAGCTGACTACCCAGCTCGGCACCCGCAGCTATGAAGTGTACTCTGTCAGTAAGATCGGCGTGGACGATACCAGTGTTCTGAACGACAGTACGGAGAACATCATCACTCTTGTCACCTGCGTGATGAATCAGCCGGATTACCGCTGGTGTGTGCAGGCACGAGTAAAATGATGAGATGTTGTGCTGGTCATAGAAAATTAACGATTCCTGACAGCAAGAAATCATTGCATAGCGGGCAGTGGCCTGATAAAATAAAGTAGAGGATGAGAAGCTATCCTCGAAAGGAAGTGTCACATGGTAATCAAGTATTCCAAGGATTCGCTGAAATTTCTGAGCAAGCTGGATAAGAAGTCCGTTGCCCGGATTAGGGCGGCGATTCAGGACTTGACCTTGACTCCCCCGAAAGGAGATATTAAGGTCATGCAGGGGTACAATGATGACCGGAAACGGCTCAGAGTTGGCTCGTGGCGCATCATTTATAAGTATGGTGTTGATAATGAGATCGACATTCTATTCATTATTGACATCGGAAACCGAGGAGACATCTACAAGTAAGGAGGTAGTATTTATGTCTGACATGGCTATTGACGCTGCCCGCATGATGGATATGCTGCCTGACGAAGATAAAAACTTTGCCTATGAATTCATCAAGAAGCTGGTAAAAGCGTGGGACCCCGACTTCACAAAAGTGACGCCGGAGGAGGCACAGCGTATCAAGGCGGCAGAAGAAAGCGGCTTTGTCGCGGACAGCGATATTGACTGGGATCATCTCAGCGCCATCGTATAACAGAAGATGGATACCGTTGATCTGATCGAACGAAAGCTGGGCGAGGCCGAAAATGCTGCGGCTTTATCTGCTGTCCGATACACAGCCGACGAAATGTTTTCCCGCATAAGAACGAATCAAACATCAACAGGAAGAAAACCGCTCTGAGAAATCAGGGCGGTTTTCTTGCAAAATAGCGTCAATGTTAACAACTTCCACAAATAGAAAGTTTTTAACATTGATGTGAAAAACTTTTCTGTGCTTCTTTTCCTCGTTTTTTGACACACGGCAGTTGCCGCGATACTATGAACCCATCAAAGGATTTGGAGGTACACACCATGAAGCGAGGAAGTTTTGCAGCCAGTTTTCTTACCTGCCTGCTGTTGGCTGGCGTCACCACCACGGCGTATGCTGCCGGAATCGTGGCGGAGCGCAGTCACCATCGCATTGTCGTAGATGGAAAAGAAGCGCAGATGGAAGCCTATGTCATCAACGGCAGCAACTATGTGCGGCTTCGGGACATCGGCAAGGCTGTTGGTTTCGAGGTTTATTGGGACGGCGATGCCAAATGTGTGCAGGTGGAGAGCGGCAAGCCCTACACCGGCATCGCGCCGGTGAAAGCGGAGACCAGCGGACCTGCTTCACAGCCGGAGGTTACGACGCCTGCCGATGATGTGGATGCCATGAAGCAGGATATTGTGGATCGCACCAATGCGCTGCGGCGCGAAAATGGCGTTGCTGCACTGCGCGTCAACGACAGGCTCATGCAGGCGGCGCAGGTACGAGCCGACGAGATGGCTGCGCATACCGTCTATTCGCACACAAGACCGAATGGCGGAAAATTCAATACCGTCGCGGATTGTCCTTACATGGCCGAAAATATCCATCGCATCGCAGATTGG